CTATATAATCTGTAGCTATCTGCAAAGTATGCGTAGAGCTAGAGCCATCAGGAGTTGTGAAAGATGCTGCCTGATTGCCATCAATATCAACTCTATAAGTCCTACCATATTGACCGCTCTTAATGTTTACTAAAGCACCTTGTGTTGCCCATACGTTAGGTGTCACATGAGTACCCATAGCTACCTTTACTGTTCTATTGGTTATGAATGTATAATCAGCAATAGTAATAGCCTTTAAGTCTACTCTAGGTTGTGTACTCTGAATGTATGACTTGTCGTTATTCTCATAAGTTACAGTTTTCTTGTTACCGGCAACATCAAATATCTCAATATCTGTCCCGGTAAATATAGTGACATACTGCTCTGAGTCATCGCGGTTGATAAGGTGTACCATAGGGTTTATAGTTCCTTTAGTTAAACCTAAGTCAGCTATATGTATCGTTGGTGGTCTTTTCTGTAAACCAGCTGCTTCCGTTGAGAGAGCATTTACTTGTTCTTCCACCTGTTCTGCGTGTCTAAGTATTGCAGGTTGTTGACTTATACCTGCTACTAAGTTCTTAATCTCTTGGCTCACAAGTGTCATATTAAGTCCTATCTTTCAAGTCACTAATATAAGTGTTATCAAGCATATTGAAGTCATTGTTATCCATCTCAAACTCTTGGAAATTTGCCCATGCTTCTTTAACTTCATTCAATAGAGCCTGAGATAGAGTAGTATCACCTAAGTATCTCTGCTGAAAACTAAAGGAAGCCTTAGCGGTAATATACGCTCTTGCTTGAATTGGCATTTCAGAAAAAGGTGTAAGTACAATAACTTCATCTAACGTAAGAGCTGTATCAAATAGGTTAGTTTTATTAGTCACATCATAAAGATAGCCATCTCGGTTCACATACTTAGAGTCACCTTCAATATAAATTATATTATCTAGCCATGTAATCTTTTTGGTGTTAGTGTCAGGGTTAAGAGTGTAGTCCTTGATAATATTAAACGACCATCCTCGACTTTGGAAACGCTTGTTCTCAGCTGTTAATATTACTTGTGCATTTATAGCATCAATGTTTAATAAGTTCTCTAGGGAATTGACAGGCGACTCTCCAATAGAGCCTAAAATCTCGTTTATTGCTTCTAGTTCTACTTGCGTTGATAAATACATCAGATACCTTCTTTCTTGTTAATTATAAAAAAAATAGGGATACCCTAAAGTATCCCTATAGTTTATTAAACAGAGGCGGTAATAACACCCATGAAGGCAGCTTCCGGTCTAAGACCAGCGTGTCCCATAGCATACTTACCGACAATTTGGTCAGCTTGGTAGTTAATACGGCGACCATGCTCAATTTGGAAGTTCTTCAAAGTCAAAGTACCTACAGAGGTTCTGTGAGCTACTAAGAAGATACAACTGTCCGCATAAGCAGCAGGGAACACATGACCGGTACCTTGAATAAGACCTTCAGGTGTACCGTTAGCAGTAGAGGTGACTCCACCAGCAGTTAAGTGAGGAACTTCAACAATATCAATACCTGCAATACGCATAACATCAGCATCAACAATAGAAGCTACTGCACCAAAGTCCCGGTTAATAGCTACCATAGAAGCAGTAAGAGCGTTTACACCTACAGGCTTCATATAGCAAATACGCCCTTCATTCGGTACATAGTTATTAGACATAGCAGTTTTAATTTCTAACAGTTCCGCAACAATAGCTTTACCTAGTGCTTCACTTTCAGAAGTCATTCCACCTGCTACTGCACGTGTAACGATTTTACCTTTACCTAAACCTGGTAATAGTTCAGTATCAGCCACAACCATTTTAGCAATTTCAGCTAACAAGCCACCATCACGTGCTAAAGCTAACGCTTCACCTACTTGATAGGAATATTCTCCTCGTAAGTCAAAATGGTTCATAGCATCATCTAAGTCAGTAATCAATACATCAGAAGTAAGCAAACCATCAATATTGATAGTAACTTCTGTCTGTTGCTCAGTGGTTCTCTTATCATCAAGGTTTTCGCCCGGTTTCAAGTATTGAGCATCCTTTCGTCCCATTACTGGAAACTTAGCAGCCTTTCCGGAAGCAATAGTACGCTCCATGTGTCGCCCTAAGGTTTTAGAAGTGCGTCGGTAAGCAGTAATAACCTCACCGCCGAATTGAGTCAAGAACATTTTTAATCGGTCTGCACCCGCATCATTCGTGTCAAGACCCGGAGAAGAAATTGTAATATCAGCCATATAAGTTTTATCATCCTTTCAATTATAAAGAAAGACACCTGTTAAAATTTCAGGTGTCCTTTGGTGTTACCATATGAAGTTTTAGTTGTTACTTATTATTGGTTATACTCAAAGATAGAGCTTCTTTTTAGTTTAGCTTCTACTTCTTTAGTATAAGCACTATCCTTACCATACCTTTTATCAGCCATAGCCTTAGTCATAGCTTCTAGGTTTTCAAAGCCAGGAGCTTTTCCTGATACATTACCACCTAGTAAGCTAGGGTTTTTAGTCCCACTCTTACCGACCATTTCTGATTTAATACCACTCAAGAACATTTTAATAACAGGCAAGTTACCTGTAGACACTAACTCATTGAAAGCATCCACCGACTCTTTACCTTTACCGGCTACATACTTCTGTATGCTCCCATATTCTTCAGTACCCCCTACACTCTTTAATACTGCATTAGAGAAGCGTTCGTTGATAGCGACCACTCCTGCAATATAAGCATCTACTACACTTTGAGGGAAACCTTTCTCTGCTAACTTATCGTAAGTTTCCTTAGCTAAGTTACCATTATCTTCATACTCTTTACTAAGAGCATCAAAATCAACTTCCTTGGCAGCTAGTGTCGCCTTAACATCCTCAGCGGTTTTCGCTTGGGTATCAATAGCTAACTTTACAGCTTCATCTGTATCTTCTGTAGGAAGTTCACTTACAACTTCTTCTTCTCCTTCAGGTTCAACTTCAGTTTCCTCATTGGTTTCATCAGGTATTACTACCTTTTCCCCTGAGCCTTCTTCAATAACCTCTATAGTACCATCTTTAGTTTCCGGTACATTGACTTCCATTTCTGACATATATAATTATCTTCCTCTCTAATTATTATTGTTGTGATTGTTCAGCACCTTGAGCTTGTTGCTGTTGTTGCTGATTTAAACCATCTACAGCACCTTTAGCTATATTTGGAGCAACACTTTGCATCATTTGTGCCTGCTGAGCTTGCTGTTGTTCCTGTTGTTTCTCCTCAGGTGTCTTAAAGAGTCCTATAGTATCTATACCTAAAGAGGTGGCAAACATCAGTAACCATGCGTTTAAGTGCATTTCTTCCATAGCACCCGGTATATCAGCTACAGCTTGTTTAAACATTTGAAGTTTATTCAAGTCATGCCCTCTGCCTAAGGCTTCTAAGCCTGTTGTAATTGTAGGTTCTACAGTTCCTTCCGGTAGGTCAGGAATTTCACCCTGAGCCTGTAATTGTACCATTAAGCGTCTAACCAAAGGTAACTGTAGTTCTTGACTTAGGATGCTATAAGTACCACCTAAGACATCTTCAAGTTCACCTGCAACGTATCTAATTTCTTCAGCGGTAACACGTTCACCACTTCTTTGTACAGCACTATTTAGCATGAAGGCAAACGATATACGAGCTTCAATAGCATCAATAGTCTGTTTAACTATCCCCATATCATGCGACTTTTCAAGCTGCAATATCTCTATATCCTGCTTACGCCCTGATACAAAAGCACCTGTAGAAGCCTTAGCTAATCTCTTAGCCTGCGTAATACCATTAGGGTTACATAAATATAGTATATGAGAAGCAATAGCTGAGTAGTTCAGGATAGCTTCTTGAAGTCCGTCAAGGGTCTTTAAGTCCCCTAAGTATTCCTCAACATAACTTCTACCGTAACTCTCTCCATCTATCTTCACCATACGCATAGGTATCCATGGTGTTTTCTCTAGTGGATAGCTTTGTTCACTACCCGGTATGATATGTTCCTCTACCTCTTGGTAAGATTTAAAGTTACCTGTGTCATCTAAGTAAACATGAGTGTAGATTATAACTACTTCCTCAGGTTTCCTCTGAACACCATCCGACATTATAAGCGTTTGTACTTCTCTAGGTACAGTAGCGAACGAAAGATTATCGCAAGCTACTATCTGAATAATTCTACCGAGAGCATCTCTTTGTACAACATAGTTATTAAGCCTATACAGTTTAGCTCCACCCTCTTTAGGTGGTAAATACATTAAACAGTTACCGGCTACAATAAGTTGATTAAGTCCCTCTTTTACAGTTACTCTTATCTGCCTATTCTCGATATATTTTAATATCTGCTGCTCTTGTTGCATCAATGCTTGTTCACTCTTTTGCTTGACTTCAGTTCCCATTTCTAGTAACTTAGCCATTGTCTTAGCATTTATAGACAGCTTAAAGAATGGGGAATTAGGTGGTAATAACGCTAACAGTAATTTAGCTGATAGGTTATTTACACCTCTTGCTCCTACACTCTGCATAGGTGTTTCATAGTCTGTACTCGAATTATCTGACTCGTCAGGGAATAATGAAGGTATCGTAAAGGAAGCACAAGAAACTGCTCTAGTTATGTATGACTCCCTCTCAGGTGTTAGCCTATCATATACTGCCTTAGCCGACTCGGTTAGTTCTGTTTTAGTTGTTTTAGTTTTAGCCATATATTAAATGTTTAAACCTGTGCCTACTCCGCTTCCACCTGAGTTACTAGGGATAAGTAAGCTGTTCTTACCTTGCGACTTCTTTACCTTCTTAGCTGTAGTAGTAGCTGCCATCTGTGAGGATGTTATAGAAGAAGGAGCTGAAGCTGCTACTGCTGCAGGTTCTTCTGTTGCTGCTGCTGGTGCTACTTTAGGTTTTAAAAAACCACACATATTTTTACATCACTCTCCTTTACATATTTGTTGGGTTATAAGCCTTACTGTTAATATCTTTATCTAGGTTAATCTTTAATGCTTGTCTACCTTTAGCTTTATTAAAGGTTTCGTTTGCATCACCATACTGAGCTGCTTCCGGGTCTGTTGCGTTTGTAGACGGTAACAGCTCCGCAGCGGTAACAGTAGGTGTAGGTGTACTTATAGAAGGTGTTTTAATTGACCAACACATTATACGTTGTCCCCTCTCTTTGCTATTGAGTCTAGCTTGGTTATTACCTCATGGACACCCCTCATGTAACCTATGTGTTCATCATTGTTACTGCAAAACTGCACGTTAAGAACATATTCTAAACCATAAGTTTTCTTTAAGTATTCTATAAGGTGTAAAGGTACAAAAGGTAACTTAACTTCTTCATCTAAGTCTATAATAGTAACTCCTTTCCACACGTAATAATGTTTCTTCTTTCTTTTATCTGTTACAGTTGTTACAGTGTACTTATGTGTTACAGTTATTTACCTTTAGGAAACTATAGGTGTCCAAAGTATAGGCTCACCCTTATTAGTATCATAATCTTCACACCTTAAAATACGTGCTACCTGAGCTTGTACAATAGCTTCCTTGATAGATAGACCTTTCTTTTCAAAAGCCTGTAATACGGTATGCCATGAACATTCAGCATCTAAGAGTTTCTTAGCTGTTACTGCTCCTATACCCGGACAGCCTGTATAGCCGTCTGTAGTATCCCCTAAGAGTGTTTGGTATAAGTGCCAATAGTCAGCTTCAGTTTCACTCAAGTCATATAAGGTATCCCTGCTGAAGTCATAGAACTTACCGGGAATAGTTTTAAAGTCTTTATCACCAGATACAATAATAGCGTTCTCTAGCTTAGTAGATAAGATACCCATAACATCATCAGCTTCTAAATTAGGCTTTTGTCGACACTCATACTTATCTTCCACCCATGCTTTAGTACCGTAGTAGCAAACAGGCTTTCTCTTACCTACTCTATTAGCTTTATAAGTAGGAAGGATATGCTTACGAAAATTATCTTTGTCACTAAAGCACATCAGTATAGCGTACTCACCTTCATATTTAAGAACATTTAATACCTTATTAGTTAAAGACTCTACCGCTTCATCTACCTTTATGTTTGCTTCATTCTCATTAGCGTGTAGTGTCCATAAGCCGTCGCCCCAGTTTATTTCTTGTTCTACTGAAGAACATGCCCGGAACACTAACATATCAGCATCCATTAAAATATGTAGCAATTATTTACACTCCTCATCTCGCCCCTTTAATTCCTCAATAGGCTTTATTCGTACTAGAGTATGAGTAGGTGGCTTAACTTTGTCTTTACAGGCATCACAATAACAAACTAATTCAAAATGTTGTGG